TAGATTTAGCTTCCGTGGCCACGTTTTTCTTAAACGCTTCTTTGGAGGTTGATTTGACTAAAGGCATGATCTACTTTTTCCCCTTTTTGGCAGTTTTGGCAGACTGAACAAAAGCCTGTTTAGTAGGCGCTCCGGGCGTTCCGGGCTTACGCATTTTCTCACCAGATCCAGCCTTAATTCTGGCGCGTTTTGCAGCAATGTTAGCGTAAAGTCCCGGTTTATTTGCCACAATTCCACCTCTTCAGTGCAGCTTTAGCCCGCTCGCCGTTCTTCGCTTTAGCGGCCACCCCACCCATGCGCGCACAAAATGAAGCCTTTCTACCCTTATCCGCCTCAGTCTTGGGATTAGGCGCAGGGGCTTTAAGGTTTGAGCCAGTCTCGCGGTTATATTTGGCTCGACCTTTGGCAGTCAACCCCGCGCCTTGCTTGGTTGATAGCTTCTCACCACGCCCTACGCTTAGAGATACGCTTTTCTTCGCCATCAAGCACCCATCCAGCCAGTTGGCCCCATGTAAGGACGGGGCTTAGTATCGACAATCTCGCGCTTCACAGGCTTTGCGCGACGTATTCCTTCGCAAGCATACCGCAAGGCGTCGATAACGTGGTTGTTCTTGTCCTCAATTATAGGCAAAACCTCATTAGTTTGTGGGTCTATCTTGTAACTATAAGAATTAAGCTCATCAATAAGATGGCTGCACCTAGGATGCACCACAATATCGTGAGACTGTAAAAACGCGATGCCTTCCTCAACCGATCCCTTGCCTTTTGCCGCTGCCTGTATCTTAGGGTAACCATGTTTTTGCATGTAGTTGATGGTTTCTGGACGCGCAGAATCCGCACGAATAAACCACTTGCGAGATTCCGGCACACGGTCGAACAGGTCAGGCAGGTTCACGATTTCGCACCCGATCATGTAAGCCTCATAATCGACGTAAAGCCGGTTCCCCTCAATTGAACAGCGCACCAGCACCGAAGGATCAACGCTGAATCCCCAGTCTGCGCCTAAACGGTAAATGGTGCCATCTGGCCGCTCGAATTCTTCTACAACCCAATTCTTGAAAACGCGGGCTTCGGAATTCTTGAGATAGTCGCCACGCCATACATGGTGAAACTTGTCCGGGTCGCGGCGCTTGTCATACTCCATCTCAGCGCGTAGTACATCGGGAAACCACGGGTTGTCCGTGTAGTTAACCTGCAAGACCACGGCATCAGGCGGGGGCGCGTCACCGCGTAACAATTGATCCACCGGGTCATCAGGGCTGTGCGGATTCCACGTAAACCACAGCTCGCTGCCAGGCTTTCGGATGGTCGGGCGCAGCAGGTCGAGCGAACGCTGGCTCAAGCTCTGCGCTTCTTCGACCCACGCCCTATCGTAGCCTTCGAGCGACTTGATCGAGTCTGCCGTGTGGTTCTGCATGCCCTGAAAGATAATCAGCCCCGGACCGTGGCGTGATTTGATAACGGCGTCCTGAACCTCGAAATAATCGCCAGCATTCATGGTGCTGATCTTGTGTTCGATCAGGCGCTTGACCGATTGATTCAGCGATTTCTGAATCTCGCGCACACAGACCGAGGATTGCCCCTGATCCATAATGTGCGCCTCGATGAGCATTTCCGCGAAACAGTGCGACTTGCCCGATCCACGGCCGCCATATGCGCCCTTATAGCGCGCCGGTTTAAGGAGTGGGACGGCCCATCGAGGGGTCTGAATCTTAAGGGTGGTCACGCAGTTACCTCATAGTCTTTGAACACCACGCCTTTGCTTGCATCGCCTACCTTGCAAGCCCGTACCCAGCAAGTCTTTCCGTTCTTAAACCGCCGCAGATGACCGCGCCTATCGTGCAGCCGTGGTGATGCGTGTGTGCCACCTAGCGGTTCAGCTTTGGGCTTTGGCGGCTCAATCTTAATGGTATGCCATGAGAACAGCGGTGCTTTGCCTTTGGCCTGCAAACGCTTGCTGGTCAGCCCTTCCTTTACCACCGGCTGATAGGCTTCGCCACCTTGCGAGAGTGCGCCGTACCACAGGGCCAGCATACGCATGACCATTTGGACGTTCTGCTCCTTGGGCATGTTGTTAGCCAGCAGCACGATCTGCCCGTTTTGAATCGCGTAGGTAAAATCGCCCAAGGATTCAGGTGTGCCAGCGCCAACACGCACTCCGGCGCTCACCTGTATGCCTTCGCCCGGGTCTGTTCCATCAACCGTGACTAACACCTCATGCGACCGGCGATCCTTCTGCCCGCTGCACACGACATAGCAGCTTTTGAACGGCGGTCTGGCGTGTTCTACGGTAAGACTCAGGGCATCCACATTCCGGCTGTGTAGCGCCCCGGAGATGTCAAACCAAAAGCCGTCAGTCGGGTCGCCGCCGTCGATATAGTAGGCTTTAACCCATTCACAGATTAGCGGTGTCATCGTAGTCGCCTAGCGCCGAATCAATAATTTTTAATCGCCCTTCGTTACGGGCTTTCATCTGCTTGTATTCCTCGCGGCTAATTTGAGACAAGGTAAGAAGGTCGCGGATATGACCAAGCGAATATTCATAATCTTGGCGAACGACGAGCAGTGCAGCCCGCATGCTTTTTGCTTTACTTACCGCAAACTCAAGCGCCTCAAGAGCATCCTGTTGCAGCGGAGTTTTATAGGCACGCTCCAATGCGGCAATGCCTAAACAAATCGCGTCATATTGATTCATCATTCCTCACATAACTAGGATCGTGCTCGCGCACTGTATCGGTCGATCCGCACTCCGGGCACACCAAGTCATCGGCATTCAATGGCCACACGGCAACCCACTCATGGCCGCATGACAGGCACTCGGCATAGCCCGCGCACCATTGGTCAGTCACCGCTTCTTCGCCCAAACGACAATGCAATCCGCCAGATACTTGGCCTCATCAGCCAACCTAGCCACTGCATCAATATCAGGCACCGAATACGCTAATTCGCGCTGCAATTCCTTGCAAATTTGTTTAAGGACAATCAGGTCTTGTGCGGGGTTATCCATTTTTCACTTTCAGACAAAAGAGTTCAAACAGTGCCGGACACATCTTGCGCTCCCCAAGCTCCCATTGTTGCCAGTTGCGGGTCGAGCGATAGATGAGCGAGGCCGCTTTGGAAGCGCTTAAACCCGCCTTAGAGCGGGTTTCTCGGATTAGTTGAGGGGTAGGGTTACTTGGCGTCATTGACGAACTTCTGGCGCAATTCTGCGGCCAACTGTCTGGCAGCTCCGGCATGAACCAGCTTGTTGTCAAGGATCCACGCTTCGGCCCTCTTTTCTAGCAGATCGACGGTTTGAGCGCGAAGCTCTTCGATGATTTTGGCGGCGACAGGCCTTGCGGCCTGTGCTTGGAGTTTTGTGAGGTTCATGCTGCCACCCATTGATTGTTTGGCATGGCGCGGTAAATGATCACTTTTTCAACTAGCTGGCTTCCTGCCCGATAACTATCTCCGAACAATGTGACGCCAAAAAATCCCCCGGTTTTGATGTTGTTGCGGATTACGGTTTTCATTTCCCCGTTGTGCATCACAGTATCTCCAGGCTTGATAGTGCTTACATGAACTTTTTTGATTTCGTATTTCATTTTGCATCTCCGTTGTGATGTGTTGATGTGTGTATCTTATGCACATTGTGCGCACCTGTCAAGCATCATCCTCAACTTTTTTTTCGATTGCCCGCTGCTCGATCACTTCACCAATCACCACGCGCTCGATGCGCTCGATCTTGAGGGGATTGTCGGAGTCGCCACCGATGGTCACTTTGTCGCCATATCGTTTCGGGTCCCACTTCGCTAAAAGCTGCATGCGCGTCCAAATGCGATTCTTCTGCCACGCCACAAAGCCAGGATCAATTCCGCCGCGCTCAGTAAGCGGAGGCTGTTCGTCGGCAATTGCCAGTGTTTCGGTGGCGATGATTTCGTGACCTGAAGCCCTCGCGCGCGCGAAACGTTCGGCAAGCTCAGGATGCACCTTCATCCAGTCATACCAAGTCACAAGGCCCATGCCCACTTTCTTCACCGCTTGAGCAAGCGGAATTCCAGTGCTAACGCATTCAATTATTGCGTCAGCCTTTTCTGGTGTAAAAGTGGAGACGCGACCCATCATTCATTCCCCATAAAAACAAATATCATATTAAGAGCAGTGACCACTAAGCATCCCTAATATTAATAATGCAGCAACCGCTCCCCCTAAAAAAAATCCAAGCCCGATAGCAAAACAAATTTTCCAAAAGTCGATATACATTTAGTCCACCAAACTTATCGCAATAAACATCGCAATAATTCCAACCAATAAAAACACGCCGATTACATCGCTCATATCAATCTTTCTGAATTTCAATTAGCCGTTCAAGATAATCATGGGCTTTCTTTAAATCCTCAAGCCCGCCTTTATCTTTCCATCGCGCCACGTACTTAATAACATTGCCCCAATAAAACCCCTGCAATTCTTCCTGACTCATCCACGCTGCCATCGCCTCGATCGGCTGGATGTCTTTCTGATAGTGCCTGCCTCCGACCTGCTCACCCATAGCCCCTCCTAAACGCATCCTAGCACATTGTGCGCACTCTATCTCACTTTGCACATTGTTCGCGGAACAGCGACCGGAACAAAAGGGAACAAGGGAACAACCCTAAGGGTTGTTGTTCCGTTCTGTTCCCTATTTTTGTTACTTTTCCCACAACGGTACAAAACGGAAATGTTCCCTTTTTGTTCCCTTGTTCCCTGAACATTGTTCATTATTCCGTGCCAGCCCCCAACATCATGGCGCTAGCCCACGCTGGGTCAGTCACCACCCATCCATGCTCAAAATTCTGGATCATTCCGGCCTTCAAAAGCTCACAAATCACCCGTCCTTTCTGGCTAGGTTTAACGTATACGTCAGCGCTTTTCGGGTTTATATCAAGGGTATCAATCAGGAATGCTTTAAACCCACTGCGTGATATATAAGGTGCATTATTCCTCACCTCTTTATTAGTAGGCTCCCATGCTGTCTCAAATAATCTGCGATGCTTTTCGACAGGGCTTGCTAACTTTCTTGCTGGTACATCGACCACTTTAATAACAGCGCTAGTTACAGCCTCACCATCCTCATCAAACCATCCGGGTATTTCCACACTTTCAAGCTGGCAATATATAGGCGCGGCTAATTCTGCGTCTTTACTCTTGCGCTGAATAATCTCCATCGGCGCATCGTCTTTTGCCGGTACAATACTCACCTCAATATCCAAAGCCCCACGCCATGCGCTTGATCCTCTGGCGCGGTGCTGCGCCTCATCTGACACCCCGGTGTGGTGCACCAGAATGACCGAGCAGTTAAATTCCCGCATTAAGCCGTTACACGCATCTAGCATGGTCTTAGCATCCTGTGCGCTGTTTTCGTCGCCCAATAAAAAGCGGTGCAACGTGTCAACCACAATCAGGCATGGTGCCTTAGGCAAGGCCGTCAAATTTTCGGACACCCTTCGATAACCTTCAGCGGTGTTGAGGTCGCACCCGTCTTTACTCAGCCACATATTGAGACTGCCGGCCTGGTGATGATGCTTCCAGGCTGCAACACGGCTGCGCAGGCCATGATGCCCTTCGCCTGCTAGATAGACCACGGCCCCCGGTTTAACCTTGTGGCCCGCCCATTCTGATTTGCCGCTTGCCATGCTCAGGCACCAATCGAGCACCACGAACGTTTTCCCACCGCCTGAAGGCCCGTGCACCATAATCAGGGCTTGATCCTGTACCCAGTGCTTGAT